AACAAGCCGAAGCAAATATAATTGGTGCAATGCCAAGACAAAGACAAACCCCATCATTTAAATACGTAGAGCCGAGAGAATTAAGTAATTTGGCACCCAGAAAACGAGTGGAATATTTTCAAGGTTTAAATGGAATGCCGCAAGCCGTTTCATTTTTTGCAACTCAAGGGGTAACATTAAAAGAATTGGCAACAAAATCACAGGGACACGAACTACCATCTATAATAAGATTTTTGACTACTAACGACGCTGAAATTCAAAGTTGGTTTAACTCATATTCTGGTTCAAGTGGTGCTGCGGTAAAGGAAACTGACGCCGAACGGGTAGCCCGAGAAGCCCGAGAGAATATACTTATGCGGCAGGGAGCACCCCCGAGTCGAATGGTAGGTAAAGGGCTTGCCCGACATATTGATAATTCAGCGGGGATTAAAGCGGGGGCGAGATACGTGCCCTTCGGTAAATTCGTTATTCAAAACCACCGTTTAATGGATAATGTGGTTGCGGTGCGTCGCCCTAAAGGAAGCAATATAACCGCTTTTCCATCACAGCGGGTGAGTCATAATGTAGGGCATATTATACGCACCATTGTAGGTGGCGGACACCCGACGTTTGATAATTTGAATGAATTGAGGGAAGATGAGAAAACATTTTTGCATAAACTGGTGAAGGGGGCTGGGATTCAAGACAAGATTAGTGTGCCAAGCCCATCTCGAGATGAAGAGGATAGAGATACGAATGCGTTTAATATTATGCGAGGGGAATTGATGTCGGGGAATGACAGCGTCGAAATGATTAAAAAATTCAAAATTCTGTTGCTAAAATTGACTAACAACGGGATGATACCACGAGGACAAAGCAAAGAAATTATGTGCGATCTGCTTCAAATGGGGTTTTAATTGAAAAAAGCACTTAAACTATTTTGAGTTAAAAGATATAAAGGATTAATTAATGTATATATTATGCCAAAACATAACGTAGATTACACACGTACAGTTATTTACAAGATTGTGTGCAACGACCTTACTATTACCGACTTATACGTAGGAAGTACGACAGACTTTACACGTAGGAAAACGCACCACAAAAGTGCATCTAAAACTAAAGGCCTAAAAATTTATACCGCAATAAGAGACAAGGGCGGATTCGACAACTGGAGTATGATTGAGATTGAGAAATTCCCTTGTGCTGACGGCAATGAAGCGAGAAGCCGAGAGAGGTATTGGTATGAAACCCTAAATGCGACCTTAAATATGAACCGACCAATTGTATTAAACACCGAGATAATCGCCGAAAAAATAGAATATAACAAGGAATATAGTGCATCACATAGTAGTGAAAAAAAGGAATACAACAAGGAATATAATGCAGCACACACAGATGAGAGTAAAGCATACCAACACGAATATTATCAAAAAAATAAAGACGAAATCAAGCAAAGACGACTGAATAAAAATATTTAGGTATAATATAATGAGCGGTGGCTTTAATGCAAAAACAGTCGATCCATACGGCTTTAGAACACAAACTATATCAAGCGGTTTTCAACCCCCATTTTTCTTTGGCGGGGCGCAAACCCCTAATGATTTAAATTTACCGAGAAAGTCATTTAGCGGAAGTGGAATATCTCAACCATTTAGCGCTAAACAAGGTTGTGAAGTAATCCGCAGGGGATCTACTATGATACCCCGTAAATTGCCATTTAATTAATATATATGCACATAATATATGAAGATTTTGGTGCTTAATCAGAAGAATTTAGTGCCAGACGGGCAAAATAACAAACTGGTGTATTCTTTCCCCAACTCCGTCCAGTTCAAAGATTGTTATATAGCCGTTTCATCCGTAAGTATGTATTATTCTTGGTTTAATATTACATCGCAATATTTAAATAACACTTTCACTTATGACTGGACTCAAGCGGGTATTACTACTACATATACAGTCACCATTCCAGACGGGTTATACGAAATAACAACCATTAATGATTTTCTGCAATACGAAATGATACAAAATGGTACGTATTTGATTAATTCAGAGGGTAGTAATGTATATTTTGCCGAGTTTATTTTAAACCCGCCCCGTTATGCAGTCCAGTTAAATACTTATTTAGTGCCGACTAGTTTCGCAACTTACACCGTCCCGACAAGTGCAACGACTGGATTACCGCTTGCGCCGCCGACGCTTTCATTTAACCCCGTCATAACTACCCCCCTAAATTTTTGTAATATAATTGGTTTTGTATCAACATTCGCAAGTAATTCGAATGTGAATAACGCAGATCCTAATCCCGCAACAGCATATGTCAATAAATTACCGAACGGGACATTTTCGTATATATCCACAGTCGCCCCACAATTACAGCCGAACTCGGCTATTCTCTTTAGTATGTCAAATATAGACAACAAATACGCCCAACCGACGAGTATAATTTACTCGCTTGTTCCAGCGGTTGCTGTAGGAGAAATAATAAGCGAAAAGCCCCCGCAATTTATGTGGAATAAACTAATAGACGGAACGTATAATCAACTACGATTGTCCCTACTTGGCACGGATTTAGCACCAATAAAAATAAACGACCCCAATATGACATTTCTTTTAACGATTCGAGACAAGGACGATTTAGGAATACCTGCTGGAAAATAATGTACGTATATATAAATGGATGTTAGCGAACAGTATTTAGACAAATTTTACGACGATATTCACAAAGAACAACTTCGCCTAATGGGAGACTTTAAGAGTGGGTGCGATTTAGCAAGAGAGAAGGATATACAACAGCAAATAACGTTAATGAATACGCTTATGATTACAGCGGTAAGATTGAGGAATAAACGAAAAAAGAATTATTTAAACACATAGGAATTATTATATCAACTAATGATATAATGGTTCATCGAGTGTATATGCCGACATCAACTGGTGGAAATATTAAAATGCTGGGTGCTCGTAAGGTGGGTAAAGGGATGGGTTCAGTATTATTGAGAGATGGAGGTGCAGGTGCAGGAAGTTCATACTCGAGTGTTGCCGATTTTGCCGCAACCACAGGGCTTCCAATTCCAACTGGAAGAGGTTTAGGGAATTTATCAAAAAAACTGGAAACATTAATGATTAAACCTGCAAAGAAAATTAAAAACATTAATTTTAGCCTTTGAAATTTTTATCTTTTAGTAATGTATAATGTCTTGTGATAAATTAGTATTCGATCTGTCGCAGGAAATTGAAGGCTCACCGCAAGTGTTTATCAAGAAGGATTGGCTCAATATTCTCGATAATCAAAACCAGAATTACAATTCAAATCAGTCTGTTTTAGACACTTCTCAATTGGCAAACAGTAATAAATATATGTCTTACCGAGAGGCTTATTTAGCCGTTCCTATGTTGCTGACTATGTTGGGGGGTGCTGGTGCAGATGCAGATAGTTTCTCACCTAACACCGCCCTAACTGCCGCCGATTACTGTATGGGGTTGAAGTCTTGGTTCGGCACTATGATCCATTCTTTCACATTAGACATGCAGGGAACTACGGTAATTCAACAAACGCCATATATTAATATGTGGAATTCATTCAAATTGCTTACCAGTATGTCACTTAATGATATACAAACGCAAGGCGCAACAATTGGCTTTTATCCTGATGACCCGTTAGCATTCGGGCTCTCTTTTGCGGCTGCAAGAGGAACTTCAGCAGGGCAAGGTGTTTGCAACAATACCGCAAATTGCACCAGTCCAAACAATCAAACCAATCTTGGAACGTCATTTAACGTTTATGAAGCGGGAAGAGGCAATATTGGTTGGTTAAAACGCATACAATATATTAACTACGATCCTGCAGGGGTGCCATCAAATACGGCTGGTGATACTTACTCAACTCTTTTGTCTGCCGTTTCCTGCAATCAAGTGTGGAAGTCTTATATTAGCAACAAAATAGATGGTGTCGCTAACGGACAACAAGGTATTTTGCAAATATCAGTTATGGCCACAATCTATTTGAAACATATTCACTCATTCTTTTCTATGTGCCCCCTACTTAAGGGTGTGTTTATGAAGATGACAATGAATTTGAATAACACATCAACAAGTTTGCAAATTATCGGCGGAAATAATCTGTCTGTTACATCAGTTAGTAATCCACTTGGAGGCGTAAATCCACTTATGATTTCATCAGCTGGTGCAACACAAGGTAGTGTTTCGCTTGGAACTATCGCAACTGGTTATACCGCAAATGTTTCAGTCGGGGCTGTCTGTCTAAACGGTGCTATGACTTCAGTAGCAGGAGTTGCCACTGGCGTATTGGCTCGTTCAATCTATTTGTATATTCCCGCCTATACTTTCAACCCTATTTTCGAACAAGCCTATCTATCAGCGCCTATTAAGACTATTAAATACACCGACTTGTATCAATATCAAGTTTTGAATATTACCGCAGGGACAAATTTCAATAACCTTTTGACTAACGGTATTGCAAATATCAAGTCAGTATTATTAATTCCATTCTTTTCTGCAACTGCATCTGCTACTACTACAGCAAATGGTGTTACCGTCTCAACTGCTACTGGAATACCTGTTGGAATGCCCGTATATCAATCACCATTTGACCCCGCTGGAACTGGATGCACCAGTCCATTAGTGCAGTTAAGTAATTTTAACGTAGTAATTTCAGGGCAAAATGCTATCTACAACACCCAGCGTTATTCGTTCGAACAGTTCAACAATCAACTCTACGGCAAGAATGCAGTGAATGGAGGAATGACGGACGGACTGACTAGCGGATTTATTAATCAACTCGCTTTCGATATGGAATACTGCTACTACTACGTAGATGTCAGTCGTATGTTGCCCGTCGAGGAATCTGTTCCAAAGTCGGTGCAAATCATCGGCCAAAACTACTCTGGTAAAGCAGTGGATCTGTGGTGTATGATTGAGTATGGGGTAGATATTTCGATCGACGTACTTACGGGCGCACGTGTGTGAGCCCCATAACTAAAAAATTGAAATCAATTTAAAGACAACTCTATATCATATTATATATAATATGGAGGCAGTTCAAACTCAATATTTGAATAACAACGGCTTTGAAGATGTGAAAAATTTTGAGGGACTTTACAAAATAAATCCAGCAGGTGAAGTCTGGAGTTGTAATAATAAAATAATGATGAAACCGCAAGAACAAGAAGGATATTTAACTATATCTTTAACAAAGTCGGGAACCAAGCACAAATCATATATTCACCGTTTGTTAGCGATACAATTTATTCCAAATGAAAATAATTATCCTGAAGTCGATCATTTTGACCGAGACCGAGCAAATAATAAACTGGAAAATTTACGCTGGGCGGATAAGACCATTCAAAATAATAACAAGAGCACAAATATAGCATTACTGACTGAGGAACAAAAGGAAGAAAAAAAAGTTGATATTAGAGAATACAAACGAGTGTGGGCTGAAGCCGACCGACGAGCAAAAGGCGTCCCAGTAAAAGAAAAAATCAAGACTGAAAATGTAGCGGAATATAAAAAATTAAAAATGAGAGAATATAGAGCGGATATGACGGATGCAGAACGAACCGAACATAACGCCAAACGACGAGAAACAAGACCAGAGCAAACCGAGGAGCAAAAAGAAAAAGCAAGAGAACGAGCAAGAAAACAACGAGCGGATAAAAAAGCCAAAGCGTAATAATGAGATAATATGAAAAATATGTCATTATTTAAAAATTAAAATCTTCGGCTACTGTATAATGTCTTTAGTGAGAATTGGTGTATCCCCGACGCAATTAAGCAAACTACGCAAAGGACATAATGTGCGGGTGAAATCAGCCCCAGAAGGAGAAGGATTTGATTTGATAATCCATCCCGAGAGATATAGCCCTGTTACCCGAGCATTTGCAAAAGGTAGCGGATTTCAATTGAAATTATCGCCCGAAGAATTGAAGGCTAATTTAGACGCTATTCCCCATTTAGCGGGACGGGGTATTTATGACACCGCAAAAGCCATTTATCGCAAACATAGTGGATTAATCCACAAGGTTGCAGCCCCGATTTTGAAGGCTGGTGCAAAGGGTGCTTTGGCTGCAGGGGCTACGGCTTTAGGAGTAGCCCAACCCGAACTATTGCCGTTTATTGCACCTGGAGCAATTGGCTTGAATGCGGGTATCGATCATTTTTTCGATAAACATTCATCTAATGTAGGGGGTTCGAGAGCACCTGCAACACACACCCTTGCAGGACAAGTCGCACAAAGCCATTTATACGACCAGATGAATAGCCATCTCGGCACTCAATACGGAGCATTAGGACAAGCCGCACTTGGCAATGCAGCCGCACAAATGGATAGCGCAAGAATGGCGCCTGTCGGACAAGTATTGGCTGGTTCGAAAATGAAAGCCGCAATAGGTTCAAAGGAATACGAACACCCTACCGCCGACGTAGGATTCGGCTTGTATGGAGGTAGCGGCTTGTATGCGGGTGCTTCCAGAGGCGGACGACTTCGGGAAGTTGGAAGTGTAGGCAGAGGGGGCAATTTAATCCATTCTACGCCACCTGCACTGCAATCTCAACCATTTAGCGCAAATTTCCAATTTCAACATACATTGCCACCCGCTTTCCAAATTCGAGGAAATGGTTTATACTAATAAAAGGTTTCAAGCCAGACAAATATTTATTAATTAATTTAGAAATAATAATCTAACAATACATTAAATGTTGACCGACGAACAATTGAAAGATTTAGCAGGTAAGATGCATATTCCATTAGATGGAGTGTATTTTAAGGACGAATTACCCCGCAATTTAAAATACAATGTTTCGTATATTATTAATTTAGAAGATTCGATTGACAAAGATGGCAATGAAAACGAAGGCACACACTGGACTTGTTTGCAGGTTGCAAAATATCCAAATGGAACAATAGAACCCATCTTTTTTGACCCGTATGGCGCACCCCCGAGTGAAGCCGTAATAAAATTTGTCAAAGATAGTTGTGGAAAATATTTACCATATAATAAACGAGATTTGCAGTCGCTGATGAATAATGCCTGTGGATATTTTTGTCTTGCGTTTCTGCATTTTGTCAATGCCTACCCACAGCGAACCAAAGACTTGTATCAAGATTGCGAACAATTTTTGGATCTGTTTGATGATTTGAATACCAGTATTGAATGGAAAAAAAACGAATTTGTGTTGAAACATTTTTTTCAAAGTAGCGACCCGAAACTGCGAAAAGCGATTGATGTTATTGCAAATACAAATGAGATTTCCAGTGCAGATGAAAATCCTAATATGTTTAAAATCCCTATTGCTACCAGAATGATTTAAATACTTTAGCGGGCGGGCGTCAACAACCCAAATAACCCAAATTTTGCCCCAGTTTCATAAACTATTTATAATCACTATTCTTCCTATAGGGACTTTCTTGATTCGGGGCAAAATTTGGGTTATTTGGGTTGTTTGTTTCTTCCCTATTATTTAATCTTTTTATTATGTTCTTTTTTTTAAAAAAAATAATAAACAATAAATAATATCACTTCTTGACGTAAGTAGGTAATTGCTGCGAACTGCTACCCATTTCAGTCATAGTATTTGCAATGTCTTCGTTCTGTTTAATGGTGGAGGCATATTTTCCAGTAAGATACGAATGACGCAGTTGATTTACCCCCACTTTTTTATCGAAGATTTTATTTAACCGTTGATTTAATTTGACGCTGGATAATTTATTCATATTACTGTCAAAGAGCAAGTCATTTGTGGGGTTAACGGATATCCACTTATTTAATATCTTTTTCAAAGGGGGCGGAATATCAACCACCTGTTGCCCGTAAGTTTTCGCAGTCTTGTAAGAGTTGAAAATCATTTTATTTTTATCCAGATAATTGTCTTTGGTTTTATCTGCATCACGGATGACAAAATCCACAAAATCTTTAGAGCGTCGGGGAGGAATGAAAATACCGCCTAAACAAGCCATAATAATAAAAGACTGAATATTCTGCAGATCGGTTTGTGTAAGATTCTTTTTTTTATAGAGTAAATCAGCATTGGATTTTAATTCATTGAATATTTCATTCACTTGATTAGTATCAACCCAACTGGCTTGTTGTTCTGGCGTCTTTTCTTGTCTATGAATGTCGGCGTTATATGCTTTCACGTCTTCCAGCATTAAATCACGGTAGGGCTTCTTGTCGGTGACTATGACTAAAGCCGAGAGAATGGTTTTTCGACGGTTTGGGGGCATATCTTTGAGAAAATGAATAACCTTGTCGGTATCGTCGAATTTGCTAAAGTCTATTGTCCCTTCAAATACTTTTGCATATAAATTTTTGAGAATACTTGCGTAAGTCGTTATACTGGATGCGGAAAGAGATGGGCGGCACTTTTTTATATGTTCCTTAATTTCTTGCATTATATTATTAATAAATATATTTATTTATGCG